TTCCTCGATGGTCAGGAGATTGCCCTTCGCATCGTAGAACTCGGGGAAATCTACCCTGCCCGAGCGCATAAGCGCGGCGCGGGTCGGGCCTAGAATTTCATCTTGCCTCTCGGGCGGCTGGCGCTTAATCCAGTCCCGATAAGTCAGGTCGGCGGGGACTTGGCCGTCCATGCTCGCCCTTGTGCCGGGCGGCAGATCGTCAATATCCAATCCCAGCTCGCGCCATGACTTCGTGATGTTCGTGTAGACCGACCGGCAGTTGAAGTGCAGCCGGCCGGGCCCATCGCCCCACGGTATCTTGTGGCCGATAGGCTTATGCGTCTTAGGCTCATACAGCAGCCCATCCCGAATCCGGCACATGGGGCTAGTCCTGCCGTCAAGCGTTGACACCCATTTGACCGCCTTGATCAAATCGGCGTTGGCGTCGGTAAACAGCATCCGCGCTGTCTGCGCCGTGTGGCTAAGCGCCGTCTGGACAATCGCGGCCACCTCGCGCCGGCCCCGGTTAAGGATGCCGTCTGCGAACCCGTTGGCCTTGGTGCCGCGAATCGTCCGGATGATGTCCGCCGTCGTCTGGCCGGTCACATAGCCCTGCCGAATCGCATTGCGGATGGCGGTCATTCGGGACGCTTCCACATTAGCCGCCCATCCACTCAGCAGGCGGCCTTGGAAGGGCCGGGAGAGCGCCGCAGCGGCTGCCTGCTCCGCACCTACCGCACCAATCGGGAAGGCCAGCCTGACGGCCGCTGGCAGCGTCTGGCGTAGGGCATGCTCTTGCGCAGCGGCCTCTAGCGCGGCCAGCTCCCGCATCTCGCGCTCTAGGGCGCTGAATACGGGCCCGAAGGCCTCGCGGTTCGTGCGCCTGACCTCCGCCAGCCGGCGCTCCAGCGCCTCGACCGTGAATCGCTCGCGGTCGATGGACATCAGGACTTCGGTTAGCTGGGCGATTAGCTTGGCGTCCCCTTGGTTCAGGCGGGAAATCAACCGCCGAACCACGCTCTGCTGATACCGGCGCAAATCAACTTCGTGATCTACGGCCCGGTCTAGCAGGCGGTCATTTACATTCACGGCGCTTCGTGGGTCACGCCAACTGCCGCCGAGGACGCCGCACGGGACACGCGATACACGCCCTTGGCGTCAATCACGAAAGATCGCTTGGCATGGGTAAGCGTGTCTACGGTGTAATAAAGGCCATCGTCGCCCTTGGCCTGAACCGCCACCTTGCAGTCCAGCGGGATTACGCCATTGGTGCCCTTGAGCACCAGAACAGAACTGCCGCCTTCGGCAATCGTCAGGTCGCTGGAAGTCGCGGCCCCGGTGCCAATCGCAAGAAGCTGGGTGAAAGCCATTACTGTTCATCCTCGTTAGTCATGTTGCCCAGCAATGGGCCTTCGCTCTCGGCAAGCGCCAGCTCCACCTCGGCGTCCACCTCGGCGTCCAGCATTCCGCGCCGCTTCATTTCGGTAATTGCCCGCTTCTTGCTAATCAGGCCCGAAGCCTGCATAGCCAAGATGAGCTGGGCCGAGGCGTCGGAAAGCGTGCCCGCGCCAAAGTCCTTGAACAGCGAAATGTTGCCGGCCTGAACCCGCCCGTAGTCAGCGGTGTATTGCAGCGCCAAATCAATCGAGTCCTCGAAGTCCTCGACCATGCGCTGAAGGTCGGACTTGTTCGCCTCGGCGTCATTGGCCGCTTCCGTGGCGGAACGGTCGCCGGGCTTCTTGACCAGCAGCTCAGCGCCGGTCTGAATCATCTGTTCCTCTAGCGCTGCCAGCGATTCCTTGCCAGCTTCAATGGCCGCGCCGGAATGCTCGACAAACTTGAGGTCAGCGCCGATGGGCAGCTTGACCGCCGACTGAGCGCCCACCGTCAGGCTGGTTTCATCCTCCGCGCCAATCATGGCGAGGATGGGGACGCGGGCAACGTGAAGGATGGTGTCCTGGTCGGACTGGCTCTGCCAATGCTTGATGTTCAGGTAGGCGAGGTCGAGCAGCGGCGGGCGACCCACCATGAACGCCTCGCGCTTGCCGTAGATCGGCACAAACGGGACATAGCTCAGGGTCGTGGTGCCTTCCTGATACAGCGACCAGCCGTCCTTTTCCGTAGCACGCCAAAGCTGCCAGCCGCCCGGGTACAGCACGCGAACCTGCGGAATCCACTTGCTGCCAAAATCGCCGTCCGGCTCTTCGACCGACTCCAATAGGCGAAGCTGGTCAAACTGCATCTTGCCACCGCGCAGGGATGCCCGCCAGCCAAGAATCTGATTGTGCTTGTAGCGCACCCAATAGGGTCGCAAGCCCATCGCCTCGGCTTGGGCTACCGTGCGCTGGGGGCGGCCTACAATGCGGCCCTGGGCGTCCCTGACCGTAGTATCGGGGTAGTCCACAAGGATGCCGCAAAGGCCGAACGCCAGCGCCTCAGCGAACATCTCCGCACAAAAGGCGTGCAGGCTCACGCCCTGCTGGTCAATATCCTCGGCCCACTGGAAAATCTGCGGGGCGTTGTTGTCCTGAAGCGTCACCGCCTTGGCAAACGGCTTGCCGGCCATCACCGACACCGTGCGCCGGTAAGCGGGGAAAAGCGTAGCCGTGGCTAGGCGGGACTGGTAGCTGTCCAGCCCCTCATTCGGCCAGCGGGGGAGGAACTTCTGCGCCCCGGCCCGCATGGCCGCCGTCCCCGCCATCAGCGGCTCAAGGACGGCCCACTCTTGGGCCAGCTCCTTGATGATGTCGGACTGTTCGTTTACGGCAATCGCCATGTCTTAGATTCTCAGCGGTTCGACAAGGGCGATGCGGCGCACAACCGGATAGTCCTTGACTATGAAATATCCGCCGGCATCGTTGGTATGGTCTTGGCCGCCTGACTTGTCAGGCTCGCCGTTGTCGGCCCAGACCTGCTGCTCTAGATGGTCGGCATAGGTCGGGCAAGTGTCGGCGTTCACGAAGTACCGCCGCTCCCCGTTCGCGTTGCAGAACATCGCGTTCATGGCGTTTACCCTGTCCCTAACGGCAGGGTTGGCTGGGTTGGTCACTACCGTGAATCCGGCCTCTCGCAAAATCTGGTGGTCGGACGTTGACGCATTCACCGAGCGTCGGCTTGCGCCGCTGGCGTCGGGGTAGACCCGAATCACCCGATCGCCCAGCATCCCGCGCAGCTTGCCGCACATGTCCGGGGTGTCATAGGCGTCAATCACCTCAGCGACCGCGTGCGGGTTGCCGTTGCGCTTGACGTGGATAATCGCCGCCATCTTGCCGACGTTGAAGTCCATGCCCACGTACACCGGCTCGCCCGGCTGGATAACCTCGCGGCTCATATTGGCCGCCCGGTCATACTGCTGGTAAACCGTCCCGCTGGTCAGGTTGACAAACTGGCCGTTGAGATAGGCCGAGATCAAGTTGGGCGGGTAGGACGCCAGCAGGCCGGGAATGTAATCCTCGGGCAGGTTGGCTTCGTTGTCATACGTCGAGGCCTGCACAAGCCCATACATTCCCGCCAGCTCAGGCTTGTCCCGAACCGCCTTCACCCACTGCTGATAGGTGAACTTGAAACCCTCTGGCGTAGTCGCAACGTCCGCGCCATTCTGCCCGGCATATTCCAATCGCAGGCGGGCCAGAATCTTGCGCCATGCCTGCCCAGCCTTGCGAACCGGCAGCGTGTCCAGCTCGTCCACATCCGCCCGCGCGATCTTGAAGCCCACGATGCTATCGGGCTTCTCCATGCTTCGGCATATCGTCGTGCCGCGATATTGCCGGCCCGAGTAGAAGTGAACCTCCTTATTCACCTCTGCGATCTTCACCCGCAAGCCCCAATCGTGGGCGACTTCCTCGATCGTCGGGTAGTAGATGTCCCGAATCTGCGGGTAGGTCGGCGCGAAATAGCCTCTATGCGCCTTCGGGTGCTCCCAATAGTGCTTGCAGGCTCCCGCGCAAATGGCCCATGTCTTGCCCGCACCGAATCCAGCCACATAGGCCCGGAACTTGTGTGGCAGGGCAAGGAACTGGGCTTGCGGCTCGTTAAGCGTCGGCATTCTTTCGGGCGCTGCTCACGGTCACTTCCACCTTGACCGGCGCGGCCTCGTCGCCTTCCTCCGGGTCGCCTTCGTGCTTATCCTTCCACTTGGCGCGGGCCTTCAGGAAGAAGATTTGAGCGGTGACATTGCCGCTCATAGCGTTGTCCCAAAGGGCATTGGAGACCTCCGCGATGCCTTGGGCTTGGCCCTTCTTTATGGCCTCTGCAAATTCGTCAGATTCTGCCTTTCGGTTCCTGAGCGTCCCAGCGCTAATGCCAAGCGCCGCTGCAATCTGCTCTTGCGTCAGTCCCCTTGCAGCTAGCCTTGTAACTTCCTCTAGGTCAATCTCAATCTTGCGGCGTCCCATCGGGGCGCTCCCTGCGGCCTTACCGCTCAGTTCAAATGCTCCCCGCCTAGCGGGTCGTTTTGTTCGTATCCTTTGGCGGCCTCATGAAGCAGCGGCACCACGCTCGATGCCGGAAGCCGAGGGCCGATGAGCCGAACGCGGCTTGAGTCGGTGTTGCGTATAACGAAGCACACCACGCCAAACTCTGCATAGGCCCGACAAAGGTCGCCAGCGATTCCATCGAGCCTATCTAGGGCCTCTTCCTCGGTCACAGAAAACCCTCGTCCGGCTGACGCACAGCGCAAATGTGGAACGTCGGGTAAGCCGAGAAGACGCTCGACACCACGCCGATCAGCTCGCCGCGCTCGTTGAACACGCCGGCCCCGCTGTCACCCTTGCCGACCGTCATATCCACCAGCGTCCGCTTTTCGTGAAAGCCGACCACATAGCCGCGCCTAAGCAGGGCGTCGAAGCCCGAGGCGTGGCCGTAGAAGAATACCTTGTCGCCCTGCTTGGCTCGCCTGCCTACCTTCGCCCATGCCGGGCTCTCGATATCCACCACCAGCACGGCCATGTCGCTGCCGTCGTGACGGGCCGCTATGATGTTGCCGGCCTTTCCGTTGATGGTGATGGGGCCACTGTCCACGAGGATGCAGTGGCTGGCCGTCAGCAGGATTCGGGGGCCGATATAGGTGGCCGAGCAATAGCCCGCCATCGGGGTTTCGATCAGCGCCGTGGCCGGCTTGACCCGCGCCTCATGGTCAGCGCAACCGCTTAGCGCCAGGACTGCCAGCAGCAGTACTAGCGCAAATCGGCTCACTTCTTCCTCCGCTCCCACCAAAGCGGCTTGAGCAGCCAATCCCAAATCAGCTTGGCGATCATCAGGACCGTGTAGACCGCCGTAAGCTGCCAAACGATGGTCTGCCAGTTGATGCCGGCCGCAGAGGCCGCCACCACTCCGGCGGGCGGGGTTAGTTTGGCCGCCGCCCCGAACAGGGATTCGGCGTGCTGGGACTGGCTCACTTCTTCACCTTGATTACGTTGACGCCGCCGCCAGTGAACGGGTCGAACTTGGCAGCGATCTGGACGGCGCGGCGGGCGGTAGCTCCCATCGCCATAGCCCCAAGCGCGAATTGGCACCCGCTGCCCTCTGCGGCGAACGGTTCGTTTATTTCCACTTGCCTCAGGTAGGGCCAGGTCAGCCAATAGGCTTTCCCGTCAGGGCGGGCCAACAGCAGGCTTGAGCCTTCGCTGTTTTCACTGAACCTGGGCCGGGCGTCTGGGTCGCAACCCTCCATGACCCATGCCGCTACCTCTACCACTTCGGCGTAATCGCCAGCGCCCGCCAGCACCGACCCGTCAGGCAGCTTGAACAGCTTGCCGACCGTCATTATGCAGTTGCTGGTCATGCGACGGTCAGCCGCGATGGACTCACCATCCCATGCGATAGTGGTCATCCGGCCTCCATGCAAATTAGCCCCGGTCTTTGGCCCTCTTGCGCCCCTGCCGGGTTCGGGGCGGGCTATGTCGCCTCGCGGCGAGTCATGCGCGGGCCGGACGCTACGCCGGCTTGCTGTTGTTTAACCTCCACCAGTCTAGGAGGGGTCCCCTTGTCAGGTTGCGTGTTCAGCTAACCACGCCGCCGCGCATTTGTTGTGTAGATAACCCCAGCGTATCCGCTGTTCCCCGCTAGCTAGGCGGTTCACGTTCAATTGCGGACAGCGGCTGGGGTCGTATTGCGGGCGCGGGCCGGGCTTGATACCGGCTAGTGCGGTAGGGTCATCCCGCAGAACCCGGCGGCTTTCGCCTTCGCTACGCTGGGCGCGGTTTGCCGCCCTCGATTGCCCTGTTGCGTGTCCTTCCACGCCGCCGCGCATTAGGTCGCCGGGGGCTTATTGCTCCTTCCCGGCGGGGCAAACACGTTGCCCTTACTATGAGTATGCCATACCGATGGGGGTGCGCGGTTCCGGCCGCATTCCCAAGGCCACCTCTACGCCAAACTGCGCGACTGCCATACAGTTAATCAGGAACGCCGTGGCCTCGGCCCGCAATTGCAGGAAAGTTTCCTTGCGAATCCCGACCGCCCGAGCCGCAAGATCGCCCGGGTAACAATCGCCCACCACAATGCGCTCGATGGCGTCCGTGGAGGCCCGCGCAAGCGCCCTGCGCTTGATACCCTTGCGCGACACCCACCGCAGCGAGGCCAGGTGGCTCACGGTTTCGGCGTGGATGCGCGGATAGGCCGTCATATCCTGCCGGCACACCATCCACAAAACATCAGGCCCGATACGCTGCCACGGCTCCAAATCCCGATACGGGACGCCCTCGGGCCATGCGCGTGCCATTGCAAGCGCCAGCAAAAGCCCGTGGTCATCCTCGCACGTGGCGACCATTTCGCCCAGCGTGATAGGCGGGTCGTATTCGTAAATCGGGCCGTCGCCCTGCATTGGCTTGGCTACCATGCCGTGTCCCCGTGCGCGTCCATGCGCTCCATTGTCACCCCGTTAATCCCAATCGTCGTTGTCGCTGAATGCCTCATGCACCAGCCATGCCGCTATCAGTAGGGCTAGCGTCCAGCTTACCATGCCGCGCCCCTGAACATGGCCGCCGTCACCCGACTGCGGGCCACCTCGCCATGCTCTCGGTGCAGAATCACTGCCTGCATGGACTCATGCGAGCGCCAGCCGCCAGCCGTTGCGTAGGCGTCCCGGCTCGCCAAAGTGTTGAAAGACTCCACACTCACGCCCGGATACTCAAGCTTGGACTCATGGTGGATATGCCCAATCCACCAGTAGCGATAGCGGGTCTGCCCCCAATCCTCGGCGCGGTCAGCCGCCATGACGCCGGGCAGCTTGTCGGGCTTGCAGGTGTGGCCGTGGTGGACGCCGATCAGGCACTTTCCAAAGCGGTAGTAGGCGAACACGGACGGATTGGTATCCACCGTCACTCGCGGTTCGTCGGCGTAGATGTGGGCCAGCGCGGCGCTTAGCCAGATCGCGCCGGTTTCGTCATGGTTGCCGGGCGAATTGATGATGTGGACAAACTCATGCTTTTCCAGCGCCGACGTGATGCATTGCCGAACGATCTTGATGCCAACGCCGATCATCTTGGCGTAGCGCCCATCGGCGTCTAACAGGTGGCCGCTGCGGGGCGTCACTGGGGCCATTGAGTCGTAATGGAAAGCATCGCCCAGGTTCACGATAAGCGCCTGAGAGGACTTGGGGGCCGCTTCAACCAGCGAGGCCATCGCCCCGCAATGCACCTTTTCGGCAATCTCCAAATCCCAATCCTGACCGCACTCAGCCGCCCACGCCCTCATTCCAATGTGGGGGTCGCCAATGGGGTATGCGGTCAACAGGTCATCGCGGAACTTGCCCTTCGGCGGCTTGCTCGGGGCGATTTTAGGCAGTTCGGAAACCATTGCCTCACAGGCTGCCCGCATGATTTCCCGCTGGCGCTCCAAGTCTTGGGCCGACTTGACCCACTGCTGGCGTAGCTGGCCGTCCGCGCCATACAGCGAGGACACGCCCTTGACCATGAACCCATCAGGGACGGTCTTGGTCATGTCGTGCTGCGGGCTGTAGCCCTTGCGGGCCAGCGAGGCAAGGCGGCGCTCAAGAGTTCGGCGGTTAATACCTAGCGCCTTGGCGGCCGCCCTTTGCGACCCGTTCGCCTTGATGGCCTCTAGGATTTCGTCATCAGTGTGCGCCATCCGATGCTCCGTTGTGATTATATGGCCCTTCCGTGGGCCGCCCGCCTTCCTTGTTCAATCGTTCGCCCCACGCGTGATCAAACAAGCTGCCCCGGTGCATTCATCGCCATCCACCGCCGCATCGAATTGACCACGAGCTAGCACAG